ACAATAGATTTAGGACCACGCTCTATAAGCCACTCAGGAAGATGTTTAAAACCGTATTTTGTTTTTTTCAATAAAAGCACAGATTCACGCTCTGTACGCGACAAATCAATAATGTTTTGATCTTCCTTAAAAAAAGCGAGCCAAAACTGGTGAGCCGCAACCAAAGTAGACCAACCAATCTGGCGTGCTTTTAAAGTAAGCGAATAACGATTATTTTCCCATCGTTTTAACGCCTCTATCTGTGCATCACGTAAATTAAACAAAACACGTCCATGAGCAGGATGAGCAATATGCCAATAATTTTCTAAAAAGTACTTTTCATTTCGCTGACACTTTCGCCATTCCGCTTCTTGACGTAACTCTGCTACTCGACTCATTATTCAACCACTTCTAGGAAAATGCATTCTCCTGGGCATTCCTCTGCGGACTCTATCGTTGCTTCAACATCTTCAGGAAGCACAGAAGCCATTCCTCCAGCCATTTGCAACACAGGATCTCCTTTAAGGGCACCGTCAGGACCATAAATCGTGGACCAATCTTTTTCCTTTACATACGCTAGCCCATCATCATGCATTTGAAAAACATCAGGAGCAATCTCTGCACACAAACCGTCACCCGTACACAAATCTTGATCAATCCACACCTTTAAAGTAGACATAGCGTTTTTCTGCATCCCTTTACTTCAAATTATCGTATTGTTCTAAATTTGTGTTTTCAAGAAAATCATCATAATCCCCAACTTCTTGAATAATTATATGTGTAATCGGCTGTGGTGCTTGTTCATCATCAAACATCGTGTTGATCGCTATAATCAACCCTCCCACAGCAGTTATCATTCCAGTAATAGCCGTTATTATCTTCGTAGCAGACACTACTCCTCATCCCATTCCTCTAAAATTAACTCAACCGCCATCATTCGGTCATGCAAACCATCAACCTCCCAAGATTTAGGAGTCTGACCCAAATCGCTAGTACGCAACTGATGCAAACCCGAAATATCATCCTCAACCACATCCATACGTGCATTGAGACTATTAATAGACTGAACTGTCCTATTATTTAATTGCTCTTCAACCGAGTTCAAACGATTCAACTGTGCAGACCCATAAATCCCCACAGTCAAACCAATACCGATAAGACTACCTATCAAACCCAAAGTAAGTTTGCTAGTCTTTATCTCCTTCCAACTCGTAGGCGCTTCCTCACTCATTTACCCCTCTTCTTACTTCATTAAGATATAGCCCTCAAAGTAGTTATCTCAGATTCCAAAGCATCAGCCAATTCAGCATCAGACATTGACGAAGCCTCACGGTCATCATCAACGACCACACGCCTTTTAGGAGTAAACTTCTCCACATATTGCAAATACAACGAAGCCGCTTTAGTGTCACCAGCAGAGGCGCGCATCCAAAGAGCGTCTACCACGCTCTGAACCCTTTCAGGGTTAACATTTAATTCAGCCGCGCGCCTATCCCACTCTCGGATAAAGCGCGGATCACGTTTGATACGACGAATAGAATCTTCATGGATGCTATTCTCAGCCGCCCATGCTTTCTGAGTGCTAGGACTCCTATCTGGTCCTTGTAGGAGCCAGTCTAGTAGCCCTTGCCATACCTCTGGCATAATCTTTGTTCCTGTGTCAGGGTCAGTTTTCCAACCCTTGCCACCACCGTTTTGAGCCATAATCATTTCCTTCCACTTGTAGGCGCAGATGTCCCATTGGGACAGTATATCTATAAAAGGGGTGGTACTTAGTAAACGTTCTCCTAGCCCCAAGCGTCGGAGAACGGTACTAAGCACTGTCATTATCGCATACAGTCCACCAAGAGGTTAAAAACCCAAACGCACTGTCCCTCTATATCTATACATGTACATACGGGCGGGCGGTACCCCCCCGCGGGGGGTGGGGGCGGGCATGATGCACCCGCACGGCAGACTGCTGTTTAGCCCTGATTTTTGGGGGTTTTTTGGGGTGAAAAAACACTGAAATTTCAGCGATAAGTGGCTCAGCGGTGTGCGGTACTGCACTGCATGATGCACACGGTACTGCGGTCGGCTGGTAAAGACCCAAACCGAAACTGCTGAAATCCCAATTTGGGTAGGGGGAGTCTACGACCCCCCCAAATTGGGTTGGTCCAAAAATTTTGCTTGGAGGCAAGATGAAACTTACAAAAACTGAAATCAAGGCGTTACGTTCGATCCTGAATAAGGTCGAGAAAGCCGAACTTGTGCCTGTAGCGGAACCTGTAGCGGAACCTGCACCTGTTGAAGCCCCAAAGAAGGCTCGTAAGGTGGCTGTAGCCCTGCCTAGTGAGGGTCCGAGCAAAGCCGAGAAAAAAGCCCAAAATAAGGCTCTATACGCCTCTATCAATGGTCATCTCGGTGAAGCCACCAAATGTGCAGGGGTAGGTGACAGTGCGGGCTGTGTGACGGCTCTGAAGAAAGCCATGAGTTTGGTGCCTACGCACTTAAACAAATCTGGTGAACTTGCTTGGTCAGGCACGGTGGCTCAGATAATGCGCAAGGCTGAAAGTCTTGGATTGAGTGAAAGTTCGCTCGCATAATGTGAGTGAGTGTGTGTCCCTTGGGGCGGGTGTGCTACGGCACGCTCGCCCCTTTTTTTTTGTTTTTTTCCTGTACGCGCTCAGGTGCGTTAGTCGTCTTTAAGTTAGCGTTTGTTGCTGTTTAATTTCTCTTCTAACGCGCTTTAGAGCCATTCTGAGACGTTTCTAGCCCTCTTGTGTAGGGTCATATCATTTTTGATCCTAAGGCGTTTAGATGGCTGTTTTTTTATTTCTTTTTTTTGCGATTTTTTTTGTGTGTGCGTGCGCGTGTGTGCGTGCCTGCATGTGCGTGCGTGCGCGCGCCCGCACGCGTGTGCCTGCGTAAGTAGCGATTGAACTGTGGAAATTTGGTTGGTCTTTATGCGCGCATTTTCAAGATAATAATGGTGGACCGAAAATTTTGGTTCTGAGATTGGAGAAATTTATGTTTAGGAGATTTGTTGCTAGATTGCAGAGTTGGTGTCTTCGTCACTCGTTTGATCCTTTGCAAAGGGAGTGGGTTGATTGGCTTGATAATCACTATTACACCTGCATTACGTGTGAGGTTGCTTTTAATATCACTGATTTAGGTACAGGTAGCGCTTACAACGAGTTTGATCACTCAACGGAACCTTTTTGTGACATGTGTGTTAGGGAAGGCTTAGCGCATGAGTATATAGAAGATTACAACAGAGGCTGTGTTGATGATCGTGAGTATATGCAAATCGTAGTGAGAGGTGCATGAGGAGGGGAAAGACTCCGAACTTTGGGGTGGTTTTCCCCCCTCTCTTTAGAGAGGGGGAAAACCACTCCCAATTAAGAAATCCAAAATTGAAAGGAAATAATATGAATACAACGTTACATAACGAACTTGAGGACATGCTAGGCAGACGGGTGAACCCTGCTGTTCTTTTCCCTGAGCGGTACACCGTCGGCGAAAAGGAACTCTTGCGCATGCTTGACTCTCAAACTTTAGATGAGGGTCGTGTGTGGACGGCTAAGGTCATGGACAGCCTTGAGAAGAGTGACCATGAGATACGTGATGTGAAAGCGACACGCCCTTATGGTCCAGACTGGTATGAGGCTCAGACCTTTGACCTAGATGCTTGGCTTGCTGGAGATGTGTTTGCTTATGGGTTTAATGACCCGCTTACATACCTTGAGATAGCCAATGATGAAGTTAATGAAGACACGCATGTGGACATGGACACGCATGAATGGCTCTTGGGCAAGGAGGTGGCATAGATGCACCCGTACTAAGAAACTTTGAAACCGAAACTTTGGGGAGGTTTTCCCCCCTCTCTTTAGAGAGGGGGAAAACCCCCCAACCTAAAAATGATTGGAGTGGTAATGAGCGACATGGCTTTACTGGAATTGATAAACGAAACTTACAACCGTGTGTTTAACGAGTGGAGCGAGGGGTATTCCTTTCTGACGCTTGAAGAGCGCGATGAACTGGAAGTGCCTATGTGTGTGTTAGAAGCACTTTCGGACTTGCGGTTTGAAATGATATTGAAAGTAACTGCGTATGTGAGAGACACGTATGCAAATGAACTAGCACAAACGGAGGTGCTTAGATGAAGTATTTGATTGCTTTACTACATAAATGCGTGGTGTATGTTGTGGAACACCAAAAGAGCGAACGCGTATGGGATTGGTACGGTTCCAAGTTTGAACATCAAGGGCAGACGTTTTGGGACTTTGCGTATGACAAGGCTTCACGCTTAGACGCAACCGTGTACAACTGGTTTGAGTTTAATGTCTTAGCCTTTCGTAGCCTAGACCGCTTACACATGCGTTGGGACAGGCATGAAGCCAAACTGCGCGAAGAATGTAAATACTGTAGAGATTGCAGAGTGCACACGCCACAAATGTGTACAGCGCTGTGATAGGAAAAATCGAAAATCTGGGGGTTGTTACCAACTAATTGAATGAAATGAAATTAGTTGGGAACAATCCCCAACTTAAAAAATGACTTGGAGGTCATGCATTATGGAAATCACCATAAACAAAACAGAAATAAAGGCGCTTACAAGCCTGTACAAAAAAGCCACTGCGGACGTACCTGCAGAGGCACCAGCAGAAGACGTTAATCCTTTCGATGCGTCGCCAAGCACACCTGATCAAGCACCTGCTCCTGTAGTAGCGCTTGACAACGATGAAGCAGTGTTTAATGCAATCGTTGGCGGTATGGAAGCACCTGTCGTTGATGCAGGTACATCTATGCCTGTGTTTGCTAGTGCTCATGTGGTGGAAACACCTGCTGATGTGGTGGAAACACCTACTGAAGAGCCAGTTACGGACCCGCAAGCAAATGCAAAAGCACTTGCTAAAGCGCAACGTAAGGCTGAAAATCAAGCCGCCAACCGTGCGATTAACGCACAACTGGCTAATGCTACGAAAGCACATACGTCAGGTGACGCTAGTGCAGTCGTTGAGCACTTGAACAAAGCGATGGGTCTTGTGCCTAATCGCAAGGACAAAGACGGCAACTTTACGTGGAAAACCACTATTGACCGTATTGTCGAAAAAGCACATGCGTTGGGGGTAGCGTAAGTGCATTTTTGGGCGTGGGCAAGGAACACTACGAACCTTGCCTGCGCCTTTTACCCAAACGAAAACCAACAAAAGGAGAAAAAATGATTACAAAACAACACATGGAAGCCTTTGCGGACATGTTCAATAGCATGGTTATTCAATGCGAGGCTAAGTTGGATACCTTACTGGCGTATAACGCTGATGTCGCAGACGAACATGCGCCTGTTGCTGAAGCCATAATTGAGCAAATTGTGGGCGCACGTAATGCTTTAGACCATTTAATTCAATCGGAAATGCCATGCATTCTTGGCAACTTTAACGAGCGCTTTGATGTAGATAAGTGGATTGAGGCGTGTTACGAAAACAATAAGTACGACTTTTATCTAACAGCACCAGAGATGCCTGCGCATAGACCTACTCCTGAGCAGGTAAATGCGTTTTTTGCTTCGCTTACAGACGAGCAATCCCTTGTAGTTCAAGGCGCGATTGCAGATGGGGGTTGGGAATGAGATTAGCAGACGGCATTAGAAGCCATATACGCACGCACAAGAGACTGATTGCGTTCCTTAAGGTAAACGAATTGTTCGATGACTGGAGCGCAGAGGTAGAAACACTTGAGCAAGAATTAGAAATATTTGAGCGCGAACTTGAAGACACAATTAAGGGTGACTTTTGGATACGTGGTCCTATTAGCGAGATAAAAGTAGCGAGTGAGAGGAACTGGCTATGAGCGTAATTGAAAATATACTTTACACGATGGTGCCTAATTGCCCTAATAAGGGGCAAGCACCTTGTGATTTCGTGCATGTTTGCGTGGAATACGATAAGTACGGCGAAGTTGTCGAAAAAGACAGACATTTGCTGAAGATAAGTAGGTGACATGATGCCAGTTAAATGTGATAGTTGTGGCATCTTTTGTTCATCATTAGATGCGATTGCCACAGAAGCAGGATTAGCGTTCTGCGGAAGCATTCGTGGCAATGGTTGCGCCGATAAGTACCTGCAAAAGGGGGAAGATAATGAATGAAGAATTGCGTTGGTACACAATCGTGTACCTGCACGAGTGGTGTTCAATTACCGTTAGCGTCAAAGCCAAAGACGATGACGATGCGTTAGTTGAAGCCAAAGAATTGTTAAGAGAGAACGGATACGGCAGGCTTATTGAAACGCGTGTCGTGAATGGAGAGTAATGATGGATTTAATAGAGTTTTGTTACATGCTTGCAATTGGATCGGTTATTTTCATGCTTATATGTGGATTAGTGTGGGTGCTTGAAGCGTTAGAAGTCTTTGAAGAACCTGAAGAAAGAGAAAAGCCGTACAACTGGGAAGATGAGCGATGGTGAAGTCTTTTGTGCATGGAATCCAACTCCCCCCATTTAAAAAACTGAAGTTTACTGAAGTTTTTAAAATGGAGGGGAGTTGAGGCTCCAAAGTTTTAGATTTGAATAAGTTCGGCGCATTAGTAGTAGAGCGTGGCAACAGAAACTCCCTTTGAGTGCGCTCAGAGGGGAGAAGTCAATTTGGTTGGGCGTAAAGAGGTAGCCCATTAAATGCATACCTGTTTGCTCAAGTCGGTTCCTTATGTCGGCTTTAGGGCATATAAACACAGCCTTTGGGGGTTGTGCAGGGTTGTGGTCTTTCATATTTCCACTCCTTTCCCCTGCGCAACCCCTTTTACCTGTATAAACAAGCATGGAGGTGCTTATGAAGAAAAGAAAAACAGAGGATAAACGCATATGCGTAGTAAATATTGCAACTGGCGAAGTTATTCCGCTCGAACAAGCGGTAATTACACCTGTCGAATTTGACAGCGACAGACCAAAAAGCATAAATGTAGGTGATGGAGCGGCTCCGCTCACTGACTTTATTATGTCATTGTGCGAGTTTATGCTCACACAAGAAGAATCAGACCTTGAAACTGTAATGGACGGGTTTATGAATAGGCGGGAGGAAGCCTAATGGATATAACAATAGAAACAGAAATAGACGAAACGGAAATTACACGTGAGGTCTTACGTGATGACCGTTTCAGCGAGAAAGTCGCTGACATAGCCGATTCCCGAATAGAGGGTTGGGCAGAAGGTTACGACACTATCTGGGATTACGTAAGTAGAGACGTTGAAAGTGCCATAGATAACGCTTACGACGACGAACGCATTATTACTTCGATAGTGGGTGAAGTGCAAGGTTACGCTAACGTTCTAGCATCTGAACATAAGAATGGCTACGCCGATTTGTGCTCAGATGGGAAATCGGTCTACGACATGATTCAACGAACCGTGCAAGACCTTGTTAAGCGCAACATACTTGTAGGTTGCTCTTTGGAAGAGGCTGGAAGTGACCATGAGCGTGCGGAGATAGCAGACAATACTGCTGATCTTACGTTAAGTGCTCGTGACATTGCTACTTTGCAAGCAGTAGAGGCTGAAGTTCTTAACATAAAAAGTGTGTTAAGAAGCATACGTAACATTATTGGATCGGAGGTCCAAATATGAGAGAAACAATAGACAACGCACGAGGGCAACATAATTTCCTTGTGCGTCACGAGGAATGGCTTGAAGAGCAGGAGCGTGACCATCAAAATATGGTTCCTAAGATTGCTGAACGAGTAGGGGCAAGTTTCCCTGTGAAATACATGCCGTCAGGCTATTTGGAAGATAATCACTTTATCTCACCAGTATACGAATCTGGCGAGTATCAAGGACAACCTTTAGATAGGTACATTATTCGTGCTGACGAACATGAAGTCTTCGGTGGTGATGTGCTAGGTACTCACTCTGGAAAATATCCAGAACGTGATGGGTACAAACACATTTACGAAACACTGGAAGGTTTGTTCCCGAATAGTTGCGAAAACGTAACAATGTTTGGAGCAGGCGAACGTGTAGTTGTTGAACAAGTGTTAGACGAACCGTTTGACTTGGGCGAAGGCGACACTATCCAGCCTTTCATATACACACGAATGTCGTTGAATGGTGTATGGAAAACAGAGATTATCCCTGTTCAGAAGCGTATTTCATGCGAAAATATGCTCGGTAATGCAGGGGGAATCGTCGGCGTTCGTGCAACAAAGAACCATGACGATATTCTCACCATGAAAGCACAAGTACTAGATGTATCTATGCGACAAGCAAGAACTTTGCAGAACATGGCTCGTGTGTTGAAAGACCAAGAGTTCACTGACATGCAGTTCATGAACATGGTGCAGGCGTTAGTACCGCCTCTACCTCAAGATGCTCCGTCACGTGCTGTAACTAACCGCAACAAAAAGATTGCTGTTATAGGCAACACATGGCGTGAAGAAAAAGAAGAATGGGGTGCTAGTAACAAGTGGCTCGCATACAACGCTGTGCAAGGCGCTGAACAACACTTCATTAACGCTAATTACAAGGCAGAGCAGTGCGAAAACTTTGAGAAGTCTTTCGCTAAAGCGCTCGATGGTAAGACACCATTGGCTAGGGGCGCGCTAGAATACTTATCATCATAGGTATTGTGCGTGACCCCTGCGCTGACCTCCACTCATCCCTACATGGGTGCGTGGGGGTCATGCATCAACTAGGCATAAGGAGGAAAAAATGCCAGAAGTAATAAAAGAATCAGAACTTACCTTTAAACATAAAGGGTTTGGCGCTACAAGCAAGTACAAAGAGTTAGGTGACTCTGTTATGGCGCTTAAAGAAGGCGAAGTGTTAAAATGCGTATTAGGTTACGATTTTATGCCAGAAGTTTTTACAAATAAGCAAAAGTTTCCAACTGGTTGGACATGTACTGTAGGGGCAGAGCATAAAGTGATGAATCAATTTCGTGCCGCTTTCTATAATTATATGCGCATTAACCATAATGTAAAAATTACTACAGTTATTAAGGGTGACTGCATATACGTAAAAGTTGGAAGTGTTATAGGGGCAAAACAATAAAACTAAGCGGGCAGGGGTAAAAACTTTCCCCCTCTCCCCCTGCCCGCACATGCATTGGAGGTGCAGATATGGGACCAGATAATTACTATGTCCTATTTGAAACAACAGCAAAAATGTGCGTAAACGTAAATGCGCACAGCGAAGAAGAAGCCGAAAAACTCGTGCGAACTTTTAGCCCAAATATTAATTGGAGCGATGTCGCTGTGTCAGATATGGGTTACGACGAAATAGAAACAATAGAAGTGTGGACTTAGGAGGTATCACATGTGGATTACAAATACAGACGGGTTCTTTTCGGTAGTTTTACCTAAAAGAACACCATTATATACCCAGTATTGGGAAGGCTTAATAAAAGACGGCGACTATTTACTTGTTCGTTCGCGAGACATTGAGTCTATAGAAACGATGCTTCAACGATTAGCGGAAAACGGCTATGAGCCAGAAAACGGCTATTGGACAGGTCGCATCTGGAGCAAATCAGACGGACATGGAAGCGATTACGCCTACAGGGTTCTTATTCCAGTTGAGATATGGAGCATCTACTTGAAATTGACGGCTTACGACATGAAGCCAGACCCAGAAGGTCGTTGGGATTTCCACGACTTTAAGGGTACAGCCATGAGGGTATGGACTACCAAGTACGGATATGATTTTGCGTACATGAGAGCAAGTGCTCTCGCCAACATGTGGCGTGTGATAAAGGAAATGTGGAACGTTCCTTTAGAAAAACCACGTTTAGGTGAAGTCAAAGACAAAGACATACGTTGTCATCTTGAGGCTAGCGAATGGGAAATGCTCATGGATGCTTTAGAGCACTATGAAGACAATTTAGCCAATAGAGATTGGGATACATCTCATCGTGGTGGAGAAGCCAGATGGAATTACATGACTGCGTGGGAAAAAATCACCATGAAACTTGCAGGAATCGAAAGATAGGTTTCTGTAATGTATTCGTAATGTATCCGTAATATTTATCGCAACATTGGAATTCAACTGTAACACAAGCAGGTTGTCACAGCGATAACATAGTATAAGTACCTAGTACCACCGCCTAACCGTAAGTAGGCGGTGGGTACTAAGTACCATTAGGGAGGTAGTCATGGAGTATCCACTCCATTTAGACGCTGATGGGCGTTGGGTCCACACTTGGGTCAGGCAATCGTCGGTGAAAACCGCAGACATGTGCATGGAACGTTTTAGAAACGACATCTACGGTCTGCATGAAGAAGTTCAAAAGGATGCGTCAGCGCTAGGCACAGCGTGTCACGCCGCATGTGAAGATGCTTTGTATGCAAAAATGAATGGCACGGAGTTCGTAGCAAACGACTTGTTTGATGCATTCCAATATCATTGGGAAGAAGAAGAACTGCCTGCAATACAGCAGTGGGTGTCTTACAAACCTGAAGATATACAAGAAATATCAACTCAAAAACTTACACATTGGTGGAATGAGGTCTACCCAGAGTTAAACCCTGTAGGCATTGAGCACACGTTTGACAAGGTTTTACACGAAGACGATGAACGTGTTGTTCGCCTAACAGGCACAATTGACCTTGTAGAGAAAGACCGCTTATGGGATTGGAAATTCCCTAAGCGTGATTACTCTAGAGAAGCGTGGCAATATCAGCGATGGGACGTACAAAGCATCGCTTATTGTTTCGCTACAGGAATTCCCTCTTTTTCGTATGCAATTATGCATCCAAAAGGTGTAGGGAGAATAGATTTAGTTCGGAGTCAGCGACACATTGACTGGTTCCGAGAAAAGGTCTTGGCGCTCTGCCGATACGTTGAAGCATCACCTGCCGCCCCTTGGGTGTTAGGTGACAACGGTTGGTGGTGTTCCGAGAAATGGTGTCCATCGTGGACACAATGTAAAGGCTCACATATAGAAGGAGCATAAATTATGGCATTTAAGCCGCTCGGTCCGAGTGAAAGGGCAAGTATAGAAGCACAAGTGCTTATCAAGGCAGGGACAGACCTTGCCATAGCCGAACTCGCCTCTGGCGATGAAGGCGTAGCCGTCACAATGGCTATTCAAAATGCAGAAGCGCTAGCAGATGCACTTCCTACGCTAAAAGCGAGATTGGAAGGAAGCATCGTAAGCGAAACAAGCATAGAGGATGCGACAGCGACGGCAGTAGCGACAGTTCTGGAAACATTTCCAGAAGCAACTGTTGAGCAACAACCTGTGAAGCCAACCTTTTCGGCTGGTGAATCAAA